TAACCTGCTGCTGCAGCGTAGCAAGCTCGGTATCGGCGCCGCCCAGCGAGGCGCCGACCTTGCGCATGTCCCGAACGAAATCGGCGCTTTCCTGCAGCGACTTGTTAGTAGCGTCGATCTTTTCCTGCAGCTTGCCGGCCGCTTCGGCCTGCTCGCTTAGACTTTTGCCAAGGTCGGAGAGGACCACACCGCGCGGTAGCATCTGGGCGCGCTCCAGCGCGCCGGTCGCCGCCTCCCGGGCCCTGTCATACCCACGCGTCAGCTGCTCGATTAGCTCAAGATGAGTCGCTAGCGCCTCCTCAGCCTTGGGTGTTTCGTTGGTGATCGCGCCCACGAGCTGAATAATCGCGGCGACTGCCGCCACAGCGCCGATCGTGAAGAGCGACACGGGACTGATCACCGCAAGAAAGGCTGCACCCAGCGCTCGCACCGCGCCGGCGGCGCCCATAGGGCCGAGGACGGCGCTGAGCTGGGTACCCTGCTGCAAGCCGATCGTCAGCGGGTTCATGCCCATTGCTGCAGTAACGGCGACGTCCTGAAACTGCGCCGCGATATTGCCGGTTTCGAACCGGCCCGCCCGTTCAGACCGGACAGCAGCGTTGTCGTTGCGAACATGCGTGTCGGCAACGCGCGAATCCGTCACCTGCTGTTGCGCATCACGTACCCGCTGCAGGTCGATGACCTGCTGCTGCCGCAACCTCTCGATTACGGCAGCGGCCTGCACTTCGGTGGCGAGACCCCGCTTGACGGCATTGTCGGCGCTGACCACCGCCCGTTCGATCTCGCGCTGCGCCCGGATCTCGGCCGCCGCCACGGGGTCGATTGAAGAGCGCAGCCGGTCCCAGGCGGCCGCCGTGCGGGCAATGCCACCGGCTGAAGCCTGCATAACCCCTACCCCGCGCCGCTGCGCCTCGGCCAGACGCTGGTCGCGATCGTAGAGCTGGTCCACGGCCCGCTGGGCGGCCGCCATGGCGCGCACATACTCGGCCGACCCCGCGGTCGCACCCCGGGCATCGACGATCAGCTCTGTGATCTGCGTTTCGTCAGCCATCGGTTTCCAACTGCGGGGTTTGTTCCAGCTCGTCCTCGGGCGTCGCGTGGCGGGCACTGAGGAAGGCGTCGTCCAGATCCTCGAGCACGCCGATCTCCCAGGGCGCGAGGTCGATGCGGTTGAGCGAGAGAAAGGCCATCAGGTCCGGCCACTCCCAGGGCGAGAGCCCCATGCCGGCGCTGCCCTTCCGGCGCCGGAGCCGGAAGAACAGCCGCCAGAGATAGTCGAGTTCGGGCGGACGCGGGGGGCACTCCAGAAGCGCCTCGTAACGCGCCCGGCGTTCGGGCTTTCGGGCCCGCTTCACCAGGCCCTTGAGGACGTCGCCATAGGGCGTACCATCCTCGGTCGGAGTTCCTAGGACGAAGGCGCGCTCGGCGTGGTCGATGAGATCGACGCAGAGCGCTTGGTAAAATTTCCCTCTTCGGTCAGGTGATCGACCACCTGGGCATAGGCCCAACCCATTTTCGGGTGCATGAACACCATGCGGACGTTGTCGTCGCTGAACGGGATCGGATCGGGCCCGAACAGGGCACTCTTGACCGTCGACCACCCCAGCAGGCGGCTCGCCACCCAATTGACGTTGTCGAGCTTCTGCTCATCCACCGAGCGCTCGTCCGGCTTGACCTTGCGTCCGTTGACCTGCTGCGCGTGCTCCAGCGCTTCCTTCTTGAGCCGCGCCTTGCTCGATGAGGTGGAATAGGCAACAGCCTTGTCATGGCCGGGTGGCGCCAGCTGCAGCACCCAACCGGTCGGCTCGGTGGTGCCTGGCTTCAGGATCGCCAGCTCGAACAGTTCGTCCGGCAGGAAGGCGTCGATGTCCACGACGTCAGTCGATGGCTTTGTGGTCATGGTCTGTCCTCTGCAAATGAGAAAGGGCCGGGGCGGCACCCCCAGCCCTCAGGGCAAGGGCAAAGCGCCCCGGCCTTTGCATGTCGCGGCGTGCCGGCCGCGATCTTGAGGGTTCCGCTACGAAGCGTTCGACCGCTGGAACGAGATCATGGTCGGGTCATAGGCGCCGCCGCGCTCGTCCTTTCCCACCAGCTCGAGCGGGATGGAGAGCGTCTGCGTCATGCCGCCGGCTTCCATGCTCTTGGCCGACTTCTGCACCCCACCCAGCGTAAAGTTGGGCACATGGATGGAGAAGAAGTCCTCGGGCGCCGCATCCGGCTCGGCCGCCAGCACATGCAGCGATAGCACCTCCTCGCTAAGGTGCCGGGCCACCTGCTCATGGTCCTGCCGCAGCATGGTGATGTTCATCGTGATGCCCATCAGCCCGGTGAACACGTCGGGCGAATAGCGGGTGCCGGGTACGCCGAAGGTCTTTGGCGCATTGGCGCCGATGTCGAAGGTCAGGTCGAAAGCGCTGCAGTCGGCGACGTCTTCGTCGCCGAGGCGCACCGCGGCTTCGATCACCGCCAGAGGCACGGCCGAGTTTTCCGCCGGCGAGGTAAAATGCGGCGAGGCGCTGTCCTCGACGCTCTCGAACCGGCCCGTGCCCGTCCAGTTGGCATCGAACAGCAGGATGCCATCGGGCTGCATCGTGAACTTGCCAGACTGGAACACGCAGTCGGTGAACACTTCCGACGCATCGATATCGACCTCGTGATCTTCCCAGGTGAAATAGCGCTTCTGCAGCGCACCGGCCGCGGGATTGATCAGCACGCAACCTGGCCGGGTCACGGTGAAGTCGGTATCCGGCGACGCGTTCGGGGTGAGCGTCTCGGCCACGGTGATTTCGAGAGCCGTGAGTGCGGTAACCAGCAGGTTGCGGTTCATGTTGGCGGCGTCGGCAACTTCGGTCAGGCGGATGACCTGGCCGACGCGCAGCCCTTCAGTGATCCACGACCCGGCCGCCGCAACGATGGCGTGTTCGGTCACCGTGATGCTGGTCATGTCAGCCTCGGTGATGGCGAGATTGGCACTGCCCCAGGTGCCGCGCATGATCGCTTCGATCACGTCGTCATAGGCGCCGATGGCCAGCTGCCCGCCTTCGCTGCCGGTGGCCCCTTGCGAGCCGTGGCGGCCACGCGAGCGCATGCCGTCGCGCCGCACCTCACCGCTGGCTGTGACCGCCTTGGTGAGCGCACCGCTGCCGCCGGTACCGGTCGAGCGGAAGATCTTGGCAGCCGCGCCGCTGGCCTGCGAGCCGAGAGCCGACTGCACCTTGTAGGCGGAATAGCGGTTCGAATTGCTCTGGAACACCATGTGAGCAGCTCCTCGATGAGAAAAGTGTGTTGAAGGGCGCCCGCTAGGTGCGAGCCGCTATGCGATACGACCGCGAAACAGAGATCCCAGCGAGTCGCGAGCTCCTATGCGAGGCGACCGCGAAACGAAACTCAGGCCCGGTGCCAGTACTCGAAGGGGATGCGGCAGGTGCGCCGGAAGTAGACACCCTCTTCGTCGGCCGCGCCGTCATCGTCTTCGTCGGTGCTGGGCGCCCAGGTCCGCACGTAGCAGCCCGGCGTCACATCGTCGTAGAGCACCTTGGCCCGAAACAGCTCGCCGGCGGTGTCCGCCAGTTCGGTTGCCCGGTCTTCGCCCTCGCCCTTGGGGACGAAGACGTGCAGCTGGATCAGCCTGTCGTAGTACCAGACGCTGTTGCCGGGTTTGCCGGCAGCGTAGATGCGGCTGCCGCTGCCGACGATCTCGAAGAACAGCCAGGGCAGCGGTTGCCCGTCCTCGCCCTTCGGCCTATCCGTGCTGCCGTTCTTGAACAGCACCGGTGTCGTCGTCCAGAGACCCGCAAAATAGGTCCTGACCGCCGCCTTTGCCCCGGCATAGCTCGCCATCTCAGCGGCTCCGGATGATCAGCGCCGGGAAGCGCACGTTGGACCTGTTGTGCGCCGTCGCCCCGCCCCCGCGAGCCGCCGCGCCGCCCCAGTACCAGGGTTGACCGGCAGAGGGTTGCGCCATCTGGTCGATTTGCCGCGACTCGATCACGGCTCGATACGTGAACCGTATCTCGGCGATGTTGCCGAACCGCCGCTTCAGCCGTCGCTCCGCCTGCTGGTAGACCTGGGCACTTCCCGGCACCCTCAGTCTCATGGCCGGAATCTCGATCTTGCGCGCATAGGGCACGGTGTTGGTGATCGAGATCTCCTGCCCGGGCTTCCAGCCCGCCAGGTTGGCTGCCGGCGCGCCGTCGATGAACAGCATGTGGCTGGCGCGATACTCGCCCGAGAGCACCGGCGAGAGCGAGAACAGCACCTCGAACGCGTACTGGACCACCTGCGCCAGGCGCACGTAGTCGTAGACGATGATGCCGAACGGCCGCACGGACTCTTCGGGCACGCCCTCGCGCCCATCGACATGCCGCACGAAGGCATTGGGCCGCGGATTGGCCGTCATGATCCTGCCGTGCTCGCGACGCGCAATCCGCGCATGCGTTGCCGTCAGTTGCTCTATCGTCGCCTGCGCCGCCACGGCGATCGAGCGGCTCGCACCCACCAGCCGGACCATCAGGGCCCACCCCCGCGCACCTGCAGCTCATAGGCGACGAGACGGCCCTGCACCCGGCGCGTGTTGCCGTCGGCCTTCTCGATATTGAGTTCCCGGCCGGCAAACACCACCTTGTCGCCCTGCACCACCGGCAGCGGAAACTGCACGGCGATGAGGTCGCTCACCATCACGATCAGCCTCTGGTCGCCCTGCTTGACCGATCCAACGATCGCCGCCGGGTCATAGTCGACAATCCGCGCATGGCAGTCCCAGTCGAAGAACGGCCGGTGCGGTCCCGCCCCCGAATAGCGACGGATATTGATCGCGTCGAACCGGCCGAGCGCCCGCCGATAGGCTGCGTCGACCTGGTCGAAATTCATCGCACCGCGGCCCGCACGGCCAGGTTGGTGTTGGCCCCATAGGTGCCGGTACTGGTGACCACGGCGCGCAGCGCGTCGCCGAGAATGCCGTCCAGCACGCCCTCGGCGCCGAGCGCAGCCACGGCCGCGACAGCCTTGGCCGCGAGACCGTTGATCGTGCAGGCCTTGCGCGCCGACGTGGTGGCAAAATCGAGCCGCGCGATGTCGATCCAGTCGCCACCCGCCCCCAGCCGCGTCTGCACCCTGACGATGCAGGTCGTGCCGCCCGAGCCGCCATAGTCGAAGTCCGCCTCGAGGGTGACGGCGTTCATGCCGTCGAGTCGGTCGATGAGCGCCTGCGCGCCTCCCTGCGAGGTCACACCCGTAGTGATCACCGCTGCGGTCAGCTCGCCCGTGATGGCCAGTTGGCCCAGATTGTAGACGCGGCTCATGCGAACATGCCCCTTCGGAACGGCTCGATCTTGGATTCGACGCTGGGCGGCAGCGATCCCGCTTCACCCACGGCGCCGACCCAGTATTCGGTGCGCATGACGCCGGGGATATCCTCGACGCGCACCAGCGGGTCCCTGCCCTTGGCAGCCCAGTAGCTTGAGACCAGCTCGACCGCCGCCGCCTCGAGAACCGGCGGCAGGTCGCGGCCGGCTTCGCCCGGCATCAGGTAGCCGGCGTCGAAGACAATCGAGACCGACTTGGCCCAGTGCCAGGAACACGGATAGCCGTCGGCCGTCAGCCGGGTTAGCAAACCGGTCTCTTCGTCGAGCCGCAGCTCGGCGAGATCGACATCGTCGTCATCGACAGCCAGCGACACGATGCTGGCCACCGGGAAGCGGGCCAGAACCAGCACCGCGGCGACGTTGGGTACGCCCCAGCAGAGCTGCGTCAGCCGCTCGCGGCAGAGGCGTCCGCCGATATGCGCCTCGAGGTCGGAACTGGCCTCGGCGATCTTGGCCAGCAACAGCGCGTCGCTGGCCGAATTGGTGATACCGAGCTCCGCCTTCACGCGCTCCAGCGTCGTCATCGACGTGAACGTCGAGGGCGTGGTGATGCTGACCTTGGATTGCACGGCAGCCTCGCTGGAAACGCGCCAGACTATTCGGCCGGCGCCGCTTCGTAGCTGGCGCCGTCGGTGAGCTCATAGATCTCGGCCTCGGGCAGAGACCCCTTGAACGCATAGACCGCCTTGCCGTTCTCGAAGGTGAACGTCACCGACCGGTCCTCGGCCACATCGACGCCAGGCGCTTTGGCGGCCAGCGCCGCCGCTGCGACGGCCGTCACCTTGGGCCACGGGGCCATCACGAAGAGCTTCTGCGCCCTGCCGGTACCCCGCGACGCACCCTTGACCGGCTCAGCGGTCTCCAGCAGTGCGCGCAACTGAGCTTCGGCGTCCGCAGCGGTCTTGGCGGCAGCGTCATCGGCAGCGATCTGCTCCGCCGTGCGCACCGGGCTCTGCAGCCCGGCAATGATCTCTTCGCGGGTGTTCTTGTCGGTGAAGGCGAGGTCCGGACGCTTGGCGGCCAGCTCGAGTAGGCTGGGCTTTCCCATGCGCTCGTAGTTGACCTGCTCGGTGCGGGTCAGGGTGACCACCGCAGCGCCCGCCTCCGCCTGCGCCAGGCGGGGATCGGGATGCGCTTCGGCCTTGCCATCGGGATCCCGGGCCGCGACCTGGCGGCGGACCCAGCGCTCGCCAAAGTCCTCCGTCAGCTCATAGACCGTGTCCTTCTCGTAAACCGGGAAGGGCTGCGGGCCGGCCTTGTAGAAGGCACGTTCCGTGAAAAGGTAACGCATCTCGATCTCCTGCGTGTGTGTGAGGGGGACCGCGAGCCGCTAGTCGACGATCGCCGAAGGCAGCGGCTGCGACTGGTAGCGCGGCGCCCAGAGGATGTAGATCGCGGTGAGCAGCTGCGCCCCGGCCGAACCGGTGTCGGGGATGGCCACCTTGAGGCAGTCAAAGCCGTTGTCGACGTCGAGATCCTCTCCCTGGATGTCGATGGCAAAGATCGCCTGCGCCTCGGCCGATGCGGCGTCGGTATAGGTGTTGGCGGCCGCCTGCAGCACCGTGGTGAACTGGCCGATACCGGTCTGCGCGCCGACCTTGGCGTCGATCCGGGTGAAGTTGAGTTCCTTGACGCCGGTGGCGCCGACATCCTGCGCCTGTGTCATGGTGATGACCGGATCGTCACCGGCGACGCCGGCGGCCTTCATCACCAGAACGGTGCACCGCTCGTAATTCTTCATCGACACATAGTCGCCGGTATTGGCGCCGGACTGCGAGTCGACCGGCACGATGGCCATGACGACTTGGGCCTGCTCCACGAAGCAGGCGTTGGGGGTGAACATGTTTCAGCTCCTGGCTGGGATTCGCGGGGGAATGGCGGTTAGGCACGACACGACGCGCCCACAAGGGCGCGTCGCTGATCTGCTGGAGGGAGGTTTAGCGGGCTTCGAGCGCCACGAAGGCGGAGAGAGTGTTCGAGCCGTTGGCCCGGGCGATCGGGCTGCTCCACCACGGCTCGCCAGCGACGCGGAACACGAACTTGAAGGCCGTCACGTCCTGGTCGAAATAGAGGTGGATCGATACGTCGGTGCGGATGCCGCCGGCCTTGGTGGCCGCCATGTACTTGGAGAAGTCGGCAAAGACGATGTCGCCGACGTCGCCGGCAGTCTTGCACACCTCGTGAGGAATGACCGGCTTGCCGAGCAGCAACCCAAACGGCGAAGCGTTGATGCCACCGGGGGGAATGTAGGCCGGTCCTCCACCAACATTTTCAGTGCCGGCGACGTTCTTGACCGGAATCGTCATTCCCAAGAGCTGCGGTTCGAGATCCTGGTTGATCATCCAGATGGCGTTCTTGCGGCACGGTGCGTACATCCGCGACCACATCTTGAAAACATTCATCGACAAGAGAGTGTCAGCAGCTTGCGAGCCCTCCTTGCCGACGACCACTAACGCCGGTGAACGGAGAATGCCGAGCGGCTGGCCGACACCTGTGCCGTCAAAGATCGCGTTCGAGACCTTGTAGTTGATCTTCTCCGGCGCCTTCTTCATCAAGTGCCCCGCCAGAAGAGGGGCATCATCGAGCAGCTCTTCGGTAACCGGCACCAAAGCCGTCAGCTTGTGAAGGCGCGCATTCATGGGTTCGAGCGCCACCTTCGACGCTGTCATCGCAGACCCTTCGCTTTCCCAGTAGGCCTGCACCCCGCCGGTCGTCTGCCACGGAGTGGTTTCGTCCTTGGGAATGGAAACGGAATTCGAACCCGTCTCCATCTTGTCGCAGCGGCTGATCAGCTCTTCCTCGCCCAGAACCTTGTCTACAATACGCGCCTTGAAGTCCGGCGGGATGGCAAACCCACCATCAGCGCCGATGGCCTCGCTGCTATAGGTGCTGGTGGCGTTCAGCAGCCGCTGTGTGGCCCCGTCGTCCTTGAGGGCCGAGGCTTTGACGCACTGCGCGAACTCGCCGAAGTTCTTGAAGCCGCCCGTGCCGGGCTGGTTGCGCGGCTCGGCCGGGACGCGGCGATTGTTCGGGTCCTGCCGGTTTTCGTTCTTCGGCTCGGGCGGAGCGCGCCGACCCTGCCCCTGCGCCACCAGCGGCTTGAGCGCGGCGATGCGCGCCTTGACCTTTTCCATCTTGTTGCCGATCTCAGTGATCTCGGCGACCTGTTCGTCGGACAGGTCATCGCCCTCTTCGACCGAGTCGATGATGGCGGTCGATTCCGCCTCGAGATCTGAGAATTCGGCCTCGGCGGCTTCCAGCCGGTCGGCAACCGAGGGTCCCATCAGGATCGGGAACTCGTGCTCGAGCGCCGCGGTCGAAGCCAGCGATGCGGCTGCAAGGATCGACAGGCCACTGAGGGCCCGCGCAGTGGACTGCAGTTTCATTGGGATTGCTCCAGGTTGCGCGGGCCCAGGGCGCGGGGTTCGGGGCTCTACCCGGCTTGCGCCGGAAAGCTTCAGCGGCGCCGCAGCGCCTCGAGCCGCGTCAGCGCGGCCAGTCGCCGTGGCTTCAACGCCGACGGCAGGTTCTTGAAACGGTCGCCATGCGAGAGACAGGCGGCGACCTTGAGGTTCTCGACCAGCTTGTCGGCAAAGCCTGCGCTCACGGCTTCCTTGCCGGCGAACCAGGTCTCATCGTCCATCCAGTCCTTGACCGCCTTGGCGGTGTTCTTGGTCCGCGCCACATAGACTTCGCGGATGGTCTCGTTGACGGTGTCAAGCAGCGTCGCCGTGCGGCGCATGTCGTCGGCGCCACCGGCCGCGAACGTCCAGGCGTTGTGGATCATCACGAACGCGCCCTCGGCGATGCGGATTTCGTCGCCGGCCATGGCGATGAAGCTGGCGGCCGAGGCCGCGAGGCCGTCGATATGCACCTTCACCGTCGCCTCGTGCTCGGCGAGCAGCGTGTACATCGCCTTGCCCGCGAACACGTCGCCGCCTTCCGAATTGATGCGGCAGTCGATGGCCTTGACCTTGCCCAGGCCCTTGAGATCGTCGGCGAACTGCTTGGCGGTGACGCCATCGCCATACCAGTCCTGGCCGATGATGCCGTAGAGGTAGATCTCGGCGTGGTCGTTGCCGCGGTTGAGCATGCGGTAGCCCGCCGGCGTTTTCGCACCAGCGCGGTTGTTGATCGGGGCCATGTCGGACTTCCTAGCTTCGGCAGAGGACCGTGACGGTCTCGCCATTGAGGTCGATGGTTCGGAGCGCAAAGCCTGCCAGGGCTTCCGGTACCCCCTCGGCGGTCGGCGACCCGACCACGGCCTTGGGCACCGCCAGGGAGCCGCGCACGGTCACCGTGCTGGTGTCGGTCAGCGTCAGCGTCAGCACGCCGTTTTCGTCGAGCATCCCGCCAGCAATGCTGACGCCCGGCTCGGCCGTCACGCGGCCAACCGAAACGGTGGAGCCGTCGCTGAACGCCAGCACCAGGTTGCCGTCCGCATCGACCAACCCGCCATCGAGCGAGCGCCCGGGCGCACCTGGCTGCGGTACCGGTACCGGCCCGGCATCAAGCCGCCGGCCATCTGCAAGGCTCACTGCCCAGCGTCCTTCAGCGGTGATCACCACGTCGGCAATGCCGACACCATCCCTGGCCGGGGGAATCTTGCCCACCGCAGCATCGACCATCTGCGACAACAGGGGGGTCACATCCTCCACCGTCACGCTGGTGCCTGGCTTGCCCGGCTCCGGCGGCGGCAGGTCGGCAACCGCGGCGGCAATGCCCTGGGCGATCAGCGGCCTCACCTCGTCGAGCGTCACACTCGTCCCCGGCTCTGCTGGAGGCCGCTTCGCGACGGCGGCATCGATCATCGCCTGCATCGCCGAGAGATCGATGGGACCGCAGTTGATCAGCTCGCCATCAGTGCGCACGAGCACCAGGTTGCCGGCGCCATCGACGAGACCTCTTGCGACGCCCATGCCATCTCTGGGCACCGGCGCATTGCGAACCGCCGCCTCCAGATCCTTGATGCGCCCGATCGCGCCGGAGACCACGGCGACGAGGCGCGCGAAGGCCGTCGGCTGCTTCGGGCTGCCGCCCGTCGCCTTGGCGAGCACCACCGGGTTGCTCCGCGCCATCACGCCGCCTCCAGCATGGCGACCAGCTGGTCGACCATGGCGTGTGCATCGGCATCGTCGGGCAGGTCGTCGGCCGGGTCAGCGGCCGGCGGGGCCGGCGGTACTGCCGGCTTCGGCGCCTCGGTGCCGATCTTTTCCAGCGTCGTGTACGACTGCTGCATGGTGTGCTTGTCGCCGGCGTTGCCGATCGTGTTCTCGTCCTCGAGCTCGAGGATGCGATTGGCGCTGTAGGCGCCGACCTCGCGCATCAGCTTGTAGTATTCGCCCCGGGTCTTGGAATCGCCGCGCATCAGGGCCCGCATGTTCATCTTGGTGTAGAGCTTCTGCCGGTTGTTGACGCCGAACAGCTTGTAGTCGGCCTCGTCCTCGAACCGCTTCACCCAGGGCGACACGCTGTCGATGACGACTTCGATCGCCTGGTGCTCGATGTTCGAGAACGTCGCGCGGAGGAGGTGCATCACCTTGTGCGGCGGCACGCCAAACCAGCGGCAGACTTCCTCCACCAGGTACTGGTGCAGTTCGAGGAGCTGGGTTTCCTCGGCATTGAGGCCGATGCGCTTGTAGTCCGCGTCATTGTCGACATGGACGGTCGTGTGGGCCTTGCCGATGCCCTTGTAGAGCTCGTCGAACTCCGCCTTCTGGCGCTTGAGCCCGGCCGGCGATAGCCCCTTCTTGTTGATGACGACCCCGGAGGGGTTCGCACCATTGCCGAAGAACTGCGCACCAAAGAGCTGAGCAGCCTTCGCCCAACCGAGCGACTGGCTGGCATAGTTGATGACGTTGACGCCGACCACGCCCTCACCGAAGCCGCGGATATGGAACAGGTCGCGATACGGAATCTCGACCTTGCCGCCGTCGATATCGCCATAGAGCTCGCCGGTTTCGGGATCCCGGCACAGCGCGCAGCGCTCCGGGTGCAGCGGCCACAGCGCGAACGGCCGTCCGGCCTGGTCGCGCTCGATCTCGGCATAGCCATTGCCCCAGCGCAGCGCCCAGTGGGTGAGCGTCTCCCGGAACTGGAACGAACTCCACTCCGGATTCGGGCGCTTGCTGAGCAGCCAGTCGACTGTGTTTCGGTCTTGGATTTGAGCGCCCTTGGCGCCGCTCTTCATCGCATGCCAAGGCAGCACACCCACCGTCTGCGACAGATAGCGCAGGCACGCCCACACCGCCGCGATCGTCACCGCCGTGTCGGGCGTCACCGCGACGCCGGCCATGGTCCGGCTGCTGGTGCTGACGCGTGGCGCAGTCTCGCCACGGCGTTCGGTCGTCAGCCGCGCGGCCATCGCCCGCAGCGTGTCGGCCACGCCCCAGCGCGCTGCCTCAAGCATAGTCTTCGTCCCGGCCGCCGCGGGCATCGAGCGCCGCATTGAACAGCGCCACGGCCTTGGCCCAGTCCGGATGGCTGGGGTCTCTCAATACCGACATATCGACCTCCTCCATCGGCTGATCATCGTCAGCCTCGTCCTCGTCACCGTCGCCGAGTTGGTCGTAGACCGACCGTCCAACGACAGGGTTTGTCTGCATCACAGAAATCGCATCGAGCAGCGCCATCACCGGGTCGATCTTGGCGTCGCCGGCGTTCTGCTTGGTGGCGCGGATCGCCGTCGCCGTGGCCTCGATCTTCACGTTCGCCACGCACCAGCGCATCAGCCCCGACTTCGCGACCTTCATCGTCTTGTTGGCCAGCTTGCGCTCGCTGCCCTTGAGCGCGTGCATCAGCCGGATACCCTGCCCCACGCCGACCACGAGACCGGCCTCGGCCGTGACGCCGATGAACGACAGCGCGTCCATCAGTTCCGAATAGGGGCCTTCCATGTCGAGCGCGACCGCGGCCAGCTTGCCGGCGCGTTTCGCCTTCGCCACCATGATCACGATGCCTGCCACATCCTTGGGCAGCAGCAGCTCGTCGATCTCGGCTTCGCTGACCAGCAGGTCCTCGACCTCGGCGTAGATGTCCACGAACTCTTCGTCGATGATGAAGAGTTCGCCGTCCTTGTCGAAGTCCTGCAGCCGGCTGGCGATCGACTTGCGCTCCTCGAGCACTGTCTCGTGCGCCCAGGCGGTGCCGAAGCCAAGCCAGGTCTTGGTCAGTTTCTCGCGGCCCACCGCGGCGGCGCCGAAGAGGTCGTCGAGGCCACCGCCATCGGCGCCGATCACCACCGCATCGCTGCGCTCAAGCAGCGTCGCATAGGTCAGCGTCGGGTCTTCCGCCGCCTCCCAGAATTTGGCGCCCTTCCACGCGTCCGTCTTCTGCCCCACGCCGATCTCGATATTGAGATGCTGGCTGGCCCAGATGACGATGGCATGGACGCCCTTGGCCTTCTCGGTCTCCCAGTCGGCCACCAGGCTATCGAGCTGCACCGAGCGCCCGAGGTTCGGCATCACCATCGGCCAATTGGCCGGGTTTTGCCATTTGTGCGGGTTGCGGGCGATATCGTCCGGAAACTCGTAGAGCACCGGCAGCATCGGCCGCCCGACCTTGCCCCGCATGTCGCCGTCGCGGATCTTCCGCGCGGTGATCAGCTCGTCCTTCCAGACGCCGCTGGGGGGACTGTCGCTCTGCGTCGTCGTCATAAGCAGGACGCCCTCAGGCGTCTTTTCGAGACCGCCGCGAATCTGCCGCAGCACCTTGGCCGCCTGCGGGAACGCGCCCAGCAGGTGGATTTCGTCGAGCAGCGCCAGGATCAGGATCGACCCGGTCAGGATGTTGACGTCGAACGTCTTGATCTTGAGCTCGGAGCCGTTCGAGAGGTCCTCGATCGTCTTGATGTGGTCGCGCGGCCGGAAGCGTTTCTTCAGGTCCCGCGACAGGTCGATCATGCCGACCGCCTTGTCGTAGGCGTTCTCGGCGATCGCGTGCGACGGTGCCACGAACAGCGCCTCGGCGCGCGGCCGCAGGTTCATCATCAGGCAGGTCAGGCAGAAGCCGGCCGAATAGGTCGTCTTCGACGATCCCTTGGGCAGCATCGCCAGGATGTCGCGGATGAACCGCAGCCGGAGCTCCGGGTTCCAGGAGCCGAACGCGGCCCGGACGATATCGCGGAACCACTGCCCGGCCGCATCGCGGAGAAACGGCAGGTCTTCCTGGTCGGGCAGCTGCAGCTCGTCGAAGATCCGCAGCGCCATCTCGGCTTCCGCGTTGACCAGCGGCAGGTCCGGGACCAGCGACCGGCCCTCGCGGATCCGCGTCTCCCAGTCCGGGCAGCTGAGATCCCACATCGGGCTAGTTCGGTTTCCCCGACTGGCGCTGCGCCATCAGCTGGCCCAGCGGCGTCGACTCGTCCGGCGTCTTGGCATCGACCAGCGCCTGCTCCTTCTTGCCACGCTTGGGTTCTCTCACCCTGCGCTCGCCGAAGGTCGAGCCGGCCAGACTCGCATCGTGCTTGTCGATCAGCTTGATCGCCATCTTCATCATCGACGCGCTGCCCGCATGGGCCTCGCGGATGGTGGTCGCGATCAGGCTTGCCTCCAGCGCATCCCGCGCCTCGTCGGCCAGCTTGAGTTCGCGAAAATAATGCTTGCGCAGCGTCGGCGCCGAGATCCTCAGCGCCCGGCCGATCCGCTCCTCGTTCCAGTCGAAGGCCAGCAACATCCTGACCTTCAAGCGGTTTTCCTGAGTGGGGATATGCGGGGGTCGCCCGCGCCGCCCGAACCCATCGGGGATCGGATCGCCGAGCAGGTCCAAATTTTCACTCACAAGAAAAAAACCTCCGAATGAGCCCCATGCGGTTGGGGCCCCGGGGGGGTGGTAGGGATTGAGACCCCCCTCCCTCCCCGTCATCAGGCGCCAAGCCGTGCGGCCCGCGCCATCGTGCCCTTGGCTGTATTATGCCTGACGCAGAGGCACTGCCCGTTGTCGGGATCGGTGGCTGACCCGCCATCGGCCCGCTCCACCACGTGATCGGCGACCATCCGGTCTCCGCGGGCCCGCGACCTGGTGCACCGCACCCCGTCCTCGACCCATTCGCACCGCCACCCTGCCCGCTCGCAGACCACCTGACGGAAGGCCCGGTGCGCCGCCGTGAGCAGCTCGGCATCGGCCTGCTTGACCGTCACGACCGGCTTGACCGCCCGCGTGTCCAGCAGCCTCAACCGTGATGGCAGCGCCTTGAGCCTGCCCATCGAGAGAACCGCCGGACGCCCCGGTTGCGGCTGCAGAGCGTCCGGCCTGACGGCTCCTAGCCCGGCTGTCCGGCGGGGACGCCGGTCCGGTAGCCGCCATTGACGTAGAGATCGTGCCCGACGCCACGCCCCACAAAGCTCATCACCTGCACCTGGCCCCGGTCCCTAATGACCAGCGCATGGGCCACCCGGTCCATGTCGAGCGACACACCGGCATCCACACCCACCAGCGGAGTGGACCAGGCGAAGACGGCAGGCCCGGCCGCGAGGGCCGCCCCGGCAAAGGCCAGCGGCAGGAACAGGCAGGCGAGGGCGAGCACAAAGTGACGCTTCAGGTGCGACATGGCAGAGCCTTTCGGTTGGGAAAAGCGGCCAATTGGCCGGTTATGGACAGGGACCCGCGGGACCAGCCTCAGGGTGGCGAGCACCCGGAAAAGCGAAACGCGCCGGGCGGGTGCCGCAGCGCGTTGAAGTCCCTATTGGGATGCCTCTCATGTACCGCAAATTTCTGGTGCACGTCAACTTTCCCGGTCTTCTGCCGGTTTGCGCCCCATGGCGGACGAATCAGCCGAGCCATCCTTCTCCTCGAACCCCGAGCACCACCAGTCCGTGAAGAAGTAGCCCAGCACCGGCCCAAGCGGGCCACAGCTGAGGGAGACGATCGACACTAGGACGAAATCGACGCCGTCCAGCGGCCGGGGCCTGTTGCCGAAGGCCAGGCTCAGCCGTGTCGCTCCCCATCTGACGACGAGAGCGTTGAGGATGAACGCCGGAACGACCCAGGCGATGACACCGAAGATGACAATCACGCTCATCGCTCCGCCTCCCCATCCAGCCGCGTTCCCTCAGCATCCCGAGCCCCGCCTCGAACACTGCCTCTTCCCGCGGTCGCCACCACGACGCCGCGCGGCCCGGTGCCCCAGAGCGTCGGCAGCGCCAGCGGCACGGCCACCGCCGCCGCGCGCATCTCTTCGATCGAGCGCCCGGCATGCCGCCGCCGCGCCCTTTCCGCATCGCGGTCCGGCCGCATCCAGGGCTGCGGTTCGCTCGAGGCTTCGGCCGCTTCCATGCCGTGCACCACCGGCGCCGGCAGATCCCACGGGCATTCCGGCGCGCGCGGCCCGGTGGCCTTGCGGCTCCACATCCCGCCCTCGTTCACCCCGGCATTGACCAGCGGCACCAGCGCGACGAGCCCGCCGCGCCACAGCGTCCACTGCGCCCGGGCGAACTGGATCGATTCCCGCCGCTGCGAAAACCCCAGCAGGTCGTAGAGCGGCCGCCGCTCGCTGCGCCGGTTGCCCGGCACCGCATAGTCCCAGCGCTGCCGGCCGCGCTTGTCGCGCAGCGGCTCGGGCTCGCCCAGCGCCTCGTCGGCGCCTTCCGGCCGCAGCCCCGCCCGGCCATACTGGATCACCAGCACCCGCTCCCCCGCCGGCAGCCGGTCGATGGCGTTGCGCACCACCATGGCGTCCGGGTCGGTCAGCAGCGCCATCGAGGGGCTCGCCACCACGCCGCCTTCGTCCACCATCGTCCCCTGCGCCGCCAGTTTGCTCAGCGCGCTGTCCTTGCCGCTCGAATCCCACCCCGTGCCCTGGTCCCGCAGCGACCACGTCACCAGCTGCTCGATATCCATGTTTCTTCTCCGAAATGGCGGTTGTCTCGCATAGGGGCTCGCAACTCGCCGTTAGCCCTTCCCCTCGCGACTCGCCGGTTTGCCTTCTTCCCCAGCCTCTTGGCGTCCCCGGTCGCCGATCGGCAGAGCGACCACCGCCACCTGCAACCGACGCTCGGCTTCCGCAACGAGTTCGGGATCGAAGTGCCAGTGTCCCCGGTCCGGCGGCTCCTTGCCGCCATGCCCGGCCCGATAGAGCACCACGCATTCCCGGAACAGGGGCGTGTCCGAGGTGACCTTGACGCGGATCGTCGCCCCATGCCGCACCGCCTCGGCCGTCACGGCGTGACGCTGCCGCCGGAGACGGGGGGTTTGGGGGGTAGTGTTTTTCTTTAGGGGGTGTGGGGGAACTTCTTTTTGCGTCACCCCGTCACCGCGTGACGTCACGTGACCAGGTGGCGGCTGCTTGCCAGGGGGCTCGTACCTCGCTGGGGTGCTGCCCGACGCTTCCACAATTTCAGGTATCGCAGGCAGTTCCGCCCGTTTCCTCACGTGATCTCTGAGCGTCACCACGACGTCACCGCCGTCACGGACCTTCGCCGGTGACGTCACAGTGTCGAGTGGGCGGCCGTCGCCGCCACTACCCGCGAGTCGGCGCGCCTCTTCAGCGCCGGCCGCCAGTTCAAACCGTTTCCGCGCCCGCCAGCGGGCCGTGCGCTCGGCCCCCTTGCTCCGCAGCTCCTGCAGTGCCGCAGTGCCCTGTTGCGCCGCTGCCGCAGCACCGGCCAGCGCCACGAACCCGGCCGCCACCCGGCCGACGAGATCGGGTGCTGTGCCCGATCGCACGAGATCCGCGATGATGCAACCGATATCGGGCTGCCTGGGCATGGAGGCCGTCTCGCGAAGGGGCTCGCGACTCGCTTGGGTCGGTCTCATCAGCTGCACCCCGTCGTCTGAAAGCAGTCCTGGCAGGTGGCGCACTTGCCGGTGCGCACCATCCGCATCGAGCCACACTGGCCGCACGGGTCACCCGTGAACCCCTGCTGCTGCGCCTGCGCCGGGTTCAGCTTGGGCGCCCCGAGGTCGGTCGGGCCGGGCACTGGCGCGGCAGGCTCTTGCGTCAGCTCGGCCCACGCCGCCAGCACCCGCTGCATCGCCGCGTCGTGGCCGTCGCGGGCCAGCAGTTGCACGATGCCATTGGCGGCAGCCAGCGACCCGGCGGTGAAGCCGGAATCATAGTCGGGAGAGAATTCAGCCATGGGCCACCTCGAACAGCGTGCCCCGGTCGCGCTGCGCCGCGAGGGCGCCGGCGCAGGCCGGGTTGATCCAGAGAACTTCGATGCGGGGTCGTGCCCCATCGGCGAGCGCCTCGCGCTCCACCCGGGTCCAGCCCGGCAGGCTTTCATCGTACAGCGGGTGCGGATAGCCCGAGAGCACCACCATGCCGTTGAGCGTGCCGAGAAACGACAGCAGCGCCGCGTGGTCGGCGTCGTTCAGCTCGTGCCGGTACATCCGGTACTTGCCGTCATATTTGTTGGCCGGCGACCGGGTGTCCTGCATGTAGGGTGGATCGACATAGTGCAATGTCTCCGGCCCATCATGCGCCGCCATCACCCGCTGGGCATGGCGATGCTCGACAACAACGCCGCGGAAGCGTTCGACGATACCCGCCAGGGCGTCGGGATAGTTGGCCCAATCCTCCGCCGGCGTTGTGCCCGAGCGCGATGAGTTCGCCCGGAAGCCGGTGGTCTTGTGGCCACGGCCCAGCGAGGAATGGGCATTGGACCCAAACCCCATGAACGCCCGGATGATCAGCCGGCGCGACCGCTCGACCAGATCGTCGGTCTCATCCCAACCGATCTCGAATTCGGCCCGCGCGAACGGCGTAAGCTCAAGCCGCCGCATGAGCTCGCCCCCCCCCCGCGGGTCCTGCAGCACGCGGAACAGCGTCACCACGTCATCGTCGAGATCGTTGTAGATCTCGGCATAGGCGCGCGGCTTGCGCAGCAGCACCGATGCGGCGCCGCCGAACGGCTCGACATAGACCCGGTGCGGCGGAAAATGCGCAATGATCCATGGCGCCAGCAGCCACTTGCCGCCATGCCAGCGGAGCACGGAACGGGTAGGAGTCTGCTCAGCCATGCCCAGCCCTCTGGTCACACAGTGAGCGCAGGTTGGGCAGTGCATCAGCACCACCGTCTCGCCGTCGCTTGATATGATCGACGGTGTTCGCCTTGCGATTGCAGCCAGGCACCACGCATATGCCACCATCAATGGCGAGCCGCTGCGCTCTTAGCTTTCGCCATGCTGCTGTCTGGTAATAGGGATCGCTCATCCTCGCCGCTCCCTGTCAGGTGGCTCGGTTCTTGCCCCTTGCTCCCTCTCGAAAGCCCCTTGCGATCTTTCACCACGCTTCAATCTATCAGTATGATTAGACTGGTTTACCGTGGTGGGACATTCATGTCCCCCTATCGACGACGGCCGGCGCTTAGGCCCCATCTTGATCCACGTCGCCCACTCAGCCGAGACAACCACCACGACGTTAGCCAGGTGCTTGCGCCCTTGCACTGGCCTCTGGTGCACCTTGATCCATCCCAGCTCGGCGAGGCGATCCTGTGCCCGCTTGGCAGTCTTGCGGCACATGCCACCACGGGCGGCGATCTCGTCGAGTGTGAGGCGGCAATCACCAGTGCGGTGCACCTCGTCTGTGATGATGCGCGCATAGGCCCGCTGGCTTTCCGTAACCTGCCCGCACATGGTTGGAGGCATGGGCCACGTTGAGGCCAGCGTACCGCGCCGCTGACGGGACTTATCGCGGTCCGGGGTCTTCTGGTATCGAGGGCGCGTGTATCGGCCCCCAAAGCGCTGCCCGGCCCGCTGGACGTGTTGCGGGCTTGCTCGCTTGGTTGTGATCTCGCCTGTCATCCAGGCATTGACCAATTCCGGGTCGCTTTGCTTGCGCATCAGCCGGCTATTGAGCAGCGATGCGGAGGGCGTGTAGGTGCCTTGGACCGGCGTGTCAGGCCCAGGTGTCCGCGTTGACAACGCGCCGCCATTATGATTTGTGGGCATAGCTTAGCGCCCCTCCTTTAGGGGTTATGAAGCCGCCCTTTGCAGGGGCGACACGGTTTCAGCACCGAATTTGAGGCCATCAGGACGGCAATCCTGGTGGCCTAATTCGTTTATGGCGACTCGTGACCGGGTGAGCCGAGATCGATCTAGACTGATTTGGCTCAAATCTCCAAACATCAGCCGATTACCTTCAGCTCGATGCGGACAACTTCGTCGCCGTCATAGATCGCATCGACGCCCATGATCCCCGTGGTGCGGCCGCGAAAGACGACATGCCCGGCAGTATCGGGCAATGACGTGTCTTCGGCCGGCATGGTGCCGCTGGGGATGGTCGCCGGCTCGGCACCAGGGAAGCCGCTGCGCCGAAGGTCGGTCGGCGAGACGATGATCATGTAATTCGTCTGCGTCAGCCCGCCTATGAGCCGCTC